TCATTACTTCGTTAATTGTGTTTTCGTGAATTGTATGTTCACTAAAATAGTTTTCAAAAATATAATCGCCGTCAGCTTTCAGACATAACCAGTAACCTTCACTATCTTTATAAAAATCTCGAATGCTGCTGTAATATTTTTGGGGTACATACTTCATTAATGGTTTAGTCATGGTATTCGCTCCCTTTATTTTTGTTTTTCCTTACCTCTTGTCCATATTATAGCCCCCCCTCATTCTGTTGTCAAGTCTTTTTTGAAAAATTGCAAAATAAAAAAAGCAGGGCAAACGCCCTGCTTACTGGTATTAATGGGGTAGTTTTTTATAACATTCTATGCACAGAAGCCCTTTTTCCTGCTGCCTTTTCCCGCATTGAGTGCATAGCCCGGCAGCTTTGAGTTTTTCCCGCCGCTGCTTTGCATATTCAAGCCGCTGCGCCTTGTGTGCGTGATAGTAGGCATAATAATACTTTTCGCACTCTTTACAATGCAGCTTGCCTGCTACAGCTTTACGCTTATAACATCTTGGACAGTATCCTTCCGCTTTCAATTCCTCACGGTAGGCTTTCGCCTTTTCTGCTTTATTCATGTCAATTCACTTCACTTTGTTTTTTTCTTAATAATCTAAAACGTTTGGAGTTACGCCGTTTATGCTTGCAGAGTAGGACATTATAATCTGAATATTCGCAATAAATGCACCCTCTACTTCATCTCCTGCACATGAATTTACCCATTGCTTAAAATCAGAAGAACTATTATACCTGACTACTTGTACCTCCCAATATTCAGGTTCGGGTACACCTCCTTCTTTTACAGTAGTCCAACCCATATTATAAGTTTTACCGCCTGTTACACCAATATATCTAGGCAGATTAGGGTCAACAAACTTATTTACATAGGTATTTTCTGTTGTGATTTTTAAAACTTTCACACCTGGCGGGATAGTGATAGTAAAAGCATTTTCATTGCTACCCTTATACAATACAGTTTCCTTTGTTGGCAGCGGTGGTTCAGATG